CCTAATTGGATACTCATTGCTTCTTTAGCCGCTTTATACCTTCTTGTAATTCCGCCGATCCCTTCTTCCATTCTTTTCATTATGTCACTAGCGATTGTTCCTTTTTCTATTTCTTCTTCAATCGCTTCTGTAAAGTCACGAAGAGCTTCAGAACCCTGTCCTAATAAAGCAGATATTGTTGGTCCTGCTCTTAATCCAAAAAGTTCAAGGGCTTCATCACCTTTAAGTCCGGCTTTTTCAAGTTGTTCAATTATAGAAATAAATCCAACAAAATCTCCTTCTGAATTTTTTATACTTAAACTAGCAACTCCCATCCTGTTTGCTAATTCATCCATTAATTCTGATTCTTTTTTAGTCGGGCTCATCAACCTACCAATTGCGCCACGCAAACCAGTTGCAGATAATGTTCCTTTTAACCCGGCCTTTGATAAAAGGGAAACAGCCGCAGTTGCTTCTGAAAACGAACCACCAACTCCTTGTATGATTGGAGCAACAATTTTTAAACTTTCTGCTATATCAATAAGAGTAGCATTCGAATTAGTAAAAGCATAAACCATAGCATTATTAACATCTATGAGTTTATCGGCCTCCATACCAAAACCAGTTAAAATATTTGTTGCTATATCAGCAGACTGTCCTAAGTCTAAATTTCCGGCGGCGGCTAACTGAAGAACTCCGGGTAACGCTTCCATTGATTTTGTTGCTTTAAAACCAGCCATTGATAAATATTTTAAACCTTCAGCTGCTTCAACAGATGTGTATCTTGTTGTTCTACCCATTTCTAATGCTAAATTTGTTAAGTCTTGATACTGTTGGCCTACTGCCTGACTTACGGCCCCAACCGTTCTCATTGCGTCATCAAACTTTTTAAATTGAGTAACTGCTTGAGCGACTACCCGGATTATGACATAAAAAGAAGCCGCAAGAGTAAGGAGATGAGTCCTCATTGCCATAAAAGCACCAGTAAGACCAGTTGTGGTCTTACTCAACTGGGCAGTCCTAACTTTTAATTTTAAATTTGCCTGCGCTAACTGTTGAGTAGAAACCTTACCAGAAGTGGCAAGAGTTTTATATGCTCCTTCAAGTTCTTTTATTTTTGCTTTTGCTTCAGTAAAAGGTTTAAGCTTTAAGGTTTTGAAAGCTTGGTTCACTTTAGACATTTCTGTCTTGGCTTTTGCTCCCGCATTACCTATTGTTTTATCAAACTCAACTTTTATTTTTTTTAGGGTCTGCGTTGCGGCATCTGTCGCTAGGATAGAAATTCTTAACTGTTTTTGTATTGTGTTTCCCATCTTTCATAAACTCCTGAAATTTTTTATCTTCAGCATGCATTCCAACCCTAACTGAAACAGCTTTTCTTTGTAATTCTTTTTCTTCCAAAGCTTGAGTTTCATTAATAGCAGAAAGAAAAAAAGAATATCCATATTCTAAGGCTCCGGTATGGCCTCCTCGGACGAGGAAGCAAACCCCCTTAATAAGTTGTTCACGAACATTTCCTTCATCGCCTTTACCGTTTCGCCCAGTCCGATTGTCTGGGCTATTACGAAAAAATCTGCATTTACTTCCTTAAAAATATTCCACCCTTGCATTAACTCAGAAGGAGCAAGGTCTTTCATTTCTTCGAAAGTCAAGTCTGTTATTTTAGGAAGTAAATCGTTAAACAACCTTTTAAATTGATCTGTTTCAGTTTCTGAATTTTGATTCTTTTCAAATTTTTCAAACAACTCCAAAATCGTCCTTACCCTCAATTCATAAATAGTCCAATCTTCTGTCTTCCCATTAACTTCCAACGTAAACTCTGCTGTTTTTCTTGCCATGATCGTTATCCTCTCTGATTTTTTTGTTTAAAAAAGGGAGTGGCGGAACGTATGTTACTTAAATTGCTCAACCACTCCCCTCAGTTACTATTAATCAACTACTAAGTTGATGTAGTTGAAGCCGCATAATGAGAAGTTACATCAAAATAATCACTAAGCGGGTGATTATCCGTATCTGCAAGACCTTCTGCGGTAAAAGCGAGTGTTGCATATTCATCACCAATAAGACTAAATGCACCATTCGGTTTGATCTTCACTTTCCAGAATTCCCATGTCTGATTAATACCGACAGGGTTATCTGAAATGAATTTCATTGCGTACTCAAGAGTAAGAGCTTTAGCCGCTGACACAGTATTTCCATCAGAAGTACCTCTTAAGAACATTTTAATATTTAGGATTGACATCTCATCAAGTGTAAAACTGACAGTATAATCAATCTGCAAAGTTACTTCTTTGTCTTTTTTACGAAGGTCTGCCCGACTTGAATAATGAGGAAGCGACTCTTCAGTTACTTCAACAGACATGTCCGGGCAATTACCGACATCAGTCAATACGGCAGGGGCAACGGTTCCCGCCCACTCTCCGATAGACAGAATGCCTTTACCTAACGTATAAAGGTCGGTATTTGGACTTGTAGGGATTGACATTTTAATTCTCCTTATAGATTTTTATAACTTTATTTTACTTATATACCAAACTCACTGGGAATGAGGTTAATAGCCAGTTGCATATTTTACTTCTGCTGTTATTTGAACAGCCATTCTTGCTTTGTCTACTGTATTGTAAAAAATCTGGTTATCTGTTTCAGAAATCGGATCTCTATCAAAAGCCATTTTATCAAGTGCCGTTTGCAGTTGTATTAAAATTATATTCGCAATTTCAGAATCATCGGTTGAATCAAAATCTGTATAATAAGCCTTATTATTAAAATAACATTCAAGAGATAAATTTATTGTTCTCTTTTTTACCCTGTTCGCTTGTTGAACTTTTTCAGGCATTTCCCAAACGTATAAACTAATATCTGGAAGGTCTCTAACAGTTTTTTGTCCTCTTTTAATATAAACAGCCGGGATTGGAGCCGGGACAGCAGTCGTAGCCGCATCAAGAGCCAACAGTGTCTTTAAGTCTGTTATCATTTCTTTTATTAATTCATTTCTTGTTCTAGCCGCCATTTATAGCCCCATAGCTTTGTCAAAAAGCAAATCAAGCTCCCTGAACACTTTGTTTTGAACAGCTTCAGCCTTATCGTCAATCGCACCCTGTAAATAATGAGTTCCGGGGATCTTTACGCTTTTACGCAATTGGAATAAAGGAACACGATCACCATCTTCTTCTTGGAAAATATACATTTTACCGCTTTTGCTTTTTGCAACAAAAGTATCTTCTATGTCTTCTGCTGATCCATACCTTGCAACTCCTGCATCAGTAAATAAGATTGCATTCGCTTCAGGGATATCCGTTAATGGAATAGTTAACCATTGCGCTTTAGATGGTTTTTGTGTTCCTCCTTCTTCCTGCATTGCGGCGTAAGGTGCGGCGGCTGATCCGGCTTGTATCTGACCGATTAAAGTTTTAGCGTTTGCCCAAGATTTTGTTTTTAAACTACTAGCAAGATGACCACTACGCCAAACAACACTTTCTCCATGTAATTTATTTGTAATAACATCAGCCAATACTTCAGTATCAAAAGCATCAGCAAAGGTTGTCAATAAATGAGCCTTTGCTGTACCAGAAACCTGTAAAAGATTTTCTAATCTTTTAAAAGTTAAAGCGACATCTCGTAATTGAGGATCATTTTGACTCATTAAATTAAATACCTTTCAATTACTTCTTGATTCATTTCCATCATCTTTAATTTTTCAACATAAGTAACAGAATCTCCATACCCGGATGCTCCTTTTGTTGCCATGTCTTTTCTTTTATCAAAAATTAAAAGAGTCTGGGTAAAAATGGCTAACCCGACATCAGCAGGAATTTCAGAATATCCATGTTTGTATTCAACTTCTAAAAGCATGTCTGTAGAAACATAAGAACTAAATATCAATTGCCCCGTTTCAGTAATAAATTTATATTCAGTCGAGGCATAAGTTACAGTTGCGTCATCAGACTGAACAGTTGTTATGCTATCAACAGGAGCATTAGGCAACATGACCTTGCGAATTTTTTGTCCGTAATAAATAAACTGCTGAAAAGTTGCTTTTCTCTTCTCGTTAAAAGATCGATTGGTAGCCGAATTAAAAGTTTCAATAACAGACGCAATTATCCCTTTAATAAGATTATCTTGAGAAGTATCATCTTCAAATCCAAGACTTTCTCTTATTGCAGTAAGGATGCCACTGTCAGAAGTTAACTCAGTTGCCATTATTATTTACCTTTCTTCTTTTTAAGTTTTTTCTTTTTTTTCAACTTTGCTTTTGTTTTAATTTTTTCAGAATCCTGCATTGACTTATGCATTTCTGGTTTTTTATTAAACTTATTAACAACGCTTTTTAGCACTTCTTTTACTTTCTTTTTGGCGAGCTTAACACGCTTTGGTCCCAGTTCTTTAGCTCGTTTCTCAGTTAATAATATAGTATCTCCTTTGTTCCATCTTCCAATTTCATAAAGACCATCTTTTAAAACAACGTATGCTTTTTTTTCATCTTCCATAATTACCTTGCCTCTCATTTTTTAATTAAACCCTCACTACACTCTCTGCTGTTTTTAAATGGGTAGAGGAAGGAGAGGGGTTCCCGTCCTCTACCCATCATCCCAACGAACAGAGAGGCAGGTTGGGTTATTTAACTACCACTTAAGTGGTAGTGGTTGTTCCAGCTTTAGTCCACAGACCTGCAAATGCAGTAGGCAGAGGAACGCTAAAACAAATACGCTCATGCATTCTGATAAGAGTTCTGTTAAATTCAAACTGGTTTTCTGTACTGGTAGCAACAGTAAACTTCTTCCTGTCACCCATGTAAAGCTGACGAAAATCACCAAACAATACAAACGGGAGGGTCTGACTTACCCGGTTGACAGAAGGCATTGCGTTAGACTTAACATAAGGACGACCCCAGATAGTTGCAGGCTCGGAAGCAGTTGCAGGCTGAACAATGAAATTATTATTTTCATCTTTAAGACTTCTAAAGACATTCAGAATGGTTCTATGCATAACATAAATACCATTACTGTCATCACCTTCAATTAAATCCTGAAGGTCAAGCAATTCTTCTGCGGCCATATCCGAATAAGAAGTACCTGCGATGATCTTTTCATTAATCCCGGCATAAGCAACACCGTCAAAAGGATCATCTTCATCAAGAGATCCCAACAGTCCGATTTCATCTTCTTCTTTAGCTACTGCTTCTGCGATCAAAGTGATAACAAGGTTGGCGATGTCAATAGAGGCATCATCTAAAAGCTGATTCGCAATCGGAACGAGACAGTACAGATCATCGATTGCCAACTGAACGTCACCAAATACAGGCTGAGATTCAGTGATACCGCCAGTCTCTACACTCCACGCCTGTCCACCCATTGCGGAGCCCCAGTAACAATTAACACCACTTACCAGAGTAGGGAAGGTAAGTTTGTCACCGGACATCGGGATAACAGTTGCCAGTCCACGAATAACGCCATAGGCAGTTACAAGACGGATCAATCTGGGCTGAAATTCAGACGGTACAAGATAACCACCTGCGGAGTCTGTGTCTTCATTCAGGGCTTTAACGGTTTCTTCGTTAAACCCTTTACCGCCTGTTCTAGCATAGGTCATTGCTGACTTAAACCAATCGACAAATTCAGCGGCTTCTTTGTCTTCTCCGGTCTTAAACAAACCACCACCGGACGGATCAAACCCAACTTTCCGCATGGTCGTAAGTTCTTTAAACCGG